AAAAGAAAAGGAGCTTGCAAGTCAGAGAAAGAAAAAGGAAGAAGAAAAGAGAAAATCTAGAGAGAAAGAAGAAGCGAATCGTAAGGCGAAAGAAGAAATGATCGCAAAAAAGAAGGAAGAAGCACTCGCAAAAAAGAAAAAGGAAGATGAAGAAAAGAAGAAAAAGGAGGCTGAAAACAAAAAGAAGGCTGCACAAAATACACAAATGCGGGCATCTCTTACAAAGAAAGTCAAGGAAACGCAAATGGACCAAAAAGTTAAAAATAAATTATTGAACCAACTCAAAAATTACAGTGTTCAAATCCGAAATGTTGCACCAGGTATTGAACAAACAATCGAGTCTGAAAAGTTGAACGGTAATTATGACGAAGCGGCGAATAAAAAGAAACGCCAAGAAGTTAAGAAACAACTTGCAACATATATTTCTACAACGTACCCAAATATGTCGAAAGCTAATCGTGGTAAATATATTCAACGGGCGAACCTTACACAGTGGAGAAAAGGGATTCTTACAGGGAGTCAAGGCATGGAAGCAAATAAAGCATTTGAAAGAATCAAGGGAAATATCCGCGAAAATATGAAATTGAAAAAGCCACCTCCTCCGCCAATAAATAAAAAGGCAAACCTTAAGAAATTGGTGAATAATACCATGAAAGGACGCGCGGCTAAAAATGTAGACAGACTCAAAAAGAATATTAATGAGGGAATATCCGAAATGGCAGTCAAAACCCGAATTGCGCAATTAAATAAACAAACGAGGTACCAACAGAAATAAAAATATTATATAACTGTAAATGGGCGGCTCGCAATCTTCGGTCCCGTTTCAAAAAATGCAGGTTGCTCAAAGCATTCAAGCAGTCGCCAATAAAGAAAAAATTAAGGCTACCTGTTATCCATGTACAAGTCAAAATGACTGTTCTCGAACACTCAATGGCGAACAAGCAACTGTAGAAGGATGTAATAGTGCATATAATTTTTTTAACATAAATCCACCACCAGCTGATTACACACCACCAAAAGTATCGAGTGGTGTTTTTCAAGTAGGTGGTCCACCAAAAAAAGTGGCAACATTGGGTCCACCAGAAAAAGAGGCAACGGGGGTGGCAACAACCAACTCGGGACAACAGGGTAGTTTGGGTGGCGCTTTATTTTTTGCATTTTTACCTATATCTTCGTATTCGTCGTCGTGTATACTTTCTTTATGCAGTATATACTTTGTAGTAGCGGCAGCATCAAAAAAATAACAATTTAAAAGAAATAATCTAATCAATAATAAAACATGCACAGAGGTTTATCATCCGTTATGATGAACTACGCGCGTTCTATTAGTGATGAAAAGAAAGCAAAAACTATCGTTAAGGGGAACAAATCTGGGGAAATTACGGGAAGTAGTGATGACATGCATGAAAAACTCATATATAAATGTGGATTAAAAAGACGTCAAGTATGGGATGCAAATTCAATGTCATGGTATACGAAAGTGTATTATGTAGACGGTTCGTTATATAATCCTGTTTTGTTTCATAAAGGGAAACTAGAAAAAAATCCTAAGTTTAAATAAATGAAAACGATTGTTAAAATTCCAATAAGTGATACAGGGTACCTTTCAAAACAAGGGTACGTTGATGTGAGAGAAAAATCCGAACTCGCGAGACACAGGGCACTCGCCAAAGTCGTACGCGCGGGTGAACCACCGCTCGGTCTTTTCAGAAGACTGAATGTACTTATGATTTTGTTCAAACGTAAAGACCCAAAACTTTCTAAAATTTTCAAAAAAGATAGAGATTGGGTCAAGGAAAAATATATACGTAAATAATAACAATGAATCCATACTTTGAAGCACTTTTAAGAAATATAGGTGTTTTTATTTCCGTATTTTTTACGATACGATGGGCAGAAAAATCTGTTGTACCAGTGTATGATGTACCCCTAAATATATTAACTATTATTATAGCTATACTCTTAAATTATAGTGGACCATTGAAATTAAATAATTAAAGAAAAACCGCGTTGTATAATAAGTATGAGTACGTGCACAGTATGTTGTGATAAGTACAATAAAACACATCGTATGAAAGTTACATGTCCTCATTGTGATTACGAGGCATGTAAAACGTGTATCCAGACCTATTTATTATCAACTACAGAAGAACCACATTGTATGAAATGTAAACATGAACACGATCGTGAATTCATAGATTCATTTTGTACAAAACGTTTTAGGAATGTTGAATATAGAAAACATCGGGAACAGATTTTATACGAACGTGAAATGGCACGAATGCCAGAAACACAACCATACGCAGAATATAGAATAAAAATGAAAGATCTCAGATTACGGTATTTTGAACTTTTAGATCAAATGTTTCTTTTGAGAGATATGCGTAGAGAAGCGATAAACATGCGTAATTCGACAATTGAATATGATGATGCTATAGCTAAAATGCGTAGAGATATAGAGGAAATTGTAGAAAAGGTAAATTCACTCGAACTAAATGTCACTACAATTAGTAGTGAAAAGTTTACACGTAAGTGTCCATACGAAGAGTGTAGAGGTTTTTTAGATACGGATATGAAATGTGGGTTATGTGTACAACAGTTTTGTGAGCATTGTAATGAAGTTATCATAGATTCCGAACACGTTTGTGATCCCGAAACGGTTGAAACTATGAAACTCATAAACAAAGACACTAAACCGTGTCCTAAATGTGGTACAATGATACATAAAATAGATGGGTGTGCACAAATGTGGTGTACCGAGTGTCATACCGCATTTGATTGGCGTTCGGGGCGTATAGAAACCGGTCGTGTGCATAACCCTCATTACTTTGAATTCAAGAAACGTTCAAGGGAACACGGAGACATTCCGTGTGGTGGGCGACCCACGTTTGCAGAACTTGAAGCAAATGAAGCGGGTGTACATATATTAGATTTGAGTTATAAACTTACTCTATTAGATAGAGATATCATATATAGATACGACGGTATTGGCGATGATGATAATCTACGTTTGCGTGTAGACTATTTAATAAAAATTATATCCGATGACGAATTTAAGAAGGAACTTCAAAGACGTGATAAACATAAATGTAAATTAGAGGATATACGGAATATATACGGAATGTTTTCCGATACGTGTGGTGATTTACTTAGACAATGGATGATTGATCCAACTAAAACGAAGGAGATACTGCGTACCGTTCACGCGTTAGCTGATTATTCGAATAATGTCATAACAAAAATAAGAAACCGGTATAATTGTTCGGTACCTTATTATATATTTTTACGCGCACTTTAAGAATAGAGTCGTTTACATCATAAATGAAATTAATAGAATTAGCTTCGGCAGTTACATCACTTTTTCCATTTATGATTCTAGAGAATTTTGGTAGCGTATCGAGTATGTTTTACCATTTACATAGAAATGAAACCATGTATAAACTTGTTTATATATCCAGACATGTGGATCTTCTACGATTAGGGTACGTACTAAAAGGTGGTTTCGATTATATGGAACTCGTATTTAATTTTTTATCCATGATTATCATTTATAAATCGAGTATTCATGATAAAAGGTACTTAGATGTAAACTTAATCATAAGTGTAATTAAAAGTACATTTGGTATGCCTAAATTACACTACCTCGTCTCACTTTACTTTTGGTTTGTAGCATTTATTATTCATTACGATACTGTATTTGGATGATATACAGATATAATAGTAAACTTACTTTTGTGTCCACCTCAATATTTATTGAAGAATAATATTATTGCAGTATAATAGAAAATGAATAGAATTATATTATTTGTATCATTTTTACTGATTATATGGTTTTTCATACCTATATATGAAAAACCCAGAGTAATAAAAGGTGTATTATCAAAACAAGACTGCGATCATATCAGGAAAATAGCAGAACCTAATCTACAACCTTCAACAATTGGGGGAGATTATGAAATAAATAATTCAGAGCGTAAAAGTGAAACTGCATGGATAAGAGCGTCAGAGGATCCCATCGTTGATAAACTTATACGTAAATGTCAATCCATGACAGATAGACCTTTCGAAAACTATGAAGATTTACAGGTTCTTAGATATAAACCAGGTGGGTTTTATAAACCTCATCAAGACACGTTTTGTGAAGATAAAAATAGACGTATGTATACATTCATAATTGCCTTGAATGACGAGTATGAAGGTGGTGAAACCGTTTTTCCAAATATAAATAAACGGTACCGTTTAGAAAAGGGTGATGCTTTGTTTTTTAATACGTTAAATAACTATGAATGTATGACAACAAAAGCTATACATGGAGGTGCACCAGTTAAATCGGGTGAAAAGTGGGTCTGTAATTTATGGGTACATAAATATGAATATACCGGACCCGCAAAACCTAAAAATAAATAATATTGTTTTTAACTAATTGTCCTTGATAACAAGTTCACCCCTATCCGCTAACATACGTCTATTCACCATGTGTTGTTCCTTAACATCGTCTTTATTTTGTCCGACGTAAGGAACCGCATACCCATTATCACACATCCATTTATTCACGTTCGTCCAGATACCATCTTCAAATA